ATGTAGGTCCAAGATCTAAGAGTTCATCTCTAGTCCATCGACCAAGCTCAGCTTTATCCTCAGTAAAACGTTCCTTCCATAAATATTTAGCGGCGAATTTCCATGTTTTTACCTTTTGATTTGGCGCCAACTTGACAGGTGGCACCTTCATATTGGCTATACTCAACATATCCTACATTACCCTTAGGATTTTTTCTATAAGCTAAAGATAGAATGAAGATTCATATTATTGGAGCAGGTCCAACAGGAATGTCTCTCGCATGGGAAATACTTAGATCAGGAGACCATGATGTCACTATATATGATAGGAAGGTATCAGCTGGTGGTTCTTGGTGGGAACCTGACACAGAAACTCGAGATCTTCACGCACATAGAATTGTGTTTGATAAGGCATTTGTTAATACACAGTCACTATTTTCTGAAATGAACATTGATTGGAATGAAATATTCCAACCAGTTGAACGTATGGGTCATTTTGATTTTGCTTTCAAATCTTTAGGTGTAAAAGATTACGGAACTCTTATTTCTCTTTTCTCTCGAGTACTTGCACAACCTCAAAAGTTTAAGGGTATATCTGTAAAAGACGCAGTAGGACCTTTAAGTGAGAAAGGTGAAAAATATATCGAACATTTACCACTTATCATGGATGGAGTTACATGGGATGTCATGACAGCGTACGAGTTTGTAAAAAATTTAGATCATACCATACTTTCACAAATGTGCACACAGAAGGTGTCAGGTAAAGTAATGTGTGATGCAATGGAAGAAGCACTCATCAACGCTGGTGCCAATTTTATTTTTGGTACAGAATTGATGAATGTTGAATATGGTGAAGATGACTTTGTGGCTACATTTTCAGATGAAAGAACTATTGATGATGGGATGCTCTTTTTGTGTCTCGATAACAGTCCAGCTATGAAGTTTTTAGGTGATAATTGGGGTCCTGACGCTACCAAACAATTACAAGGAAGTACATATGGTGCTATAAATGTTCTTATCGACTATGACGAAACACCAGTCATGAAAACCGATCTCGAAATAGCAACTCAAACTAAATGGAACTTACAACCTAAAGTTCTGTTCGGTACCAATACCATATCATGTGTCATATGTGACCTCAGTGAAGAAATATTAACCTCCAATCCCGAAACCATAAAAGAAGAAGTTGTAAAACAACTTGGTTTACCCGAACCAGTTGAAATGCGAATTGGTTGGGGTGCAGAGTGGGAGGTAGAAAAGGAGAGGTGGTCCTTTTCTCAGTCCTCTGGGGTTCTCAGCCTTCATGGTCAACTCCCATTCTTTGGTAAATGCCCTAAAGTTGCAATGTGTGGTATGATGTCTCCTCGTGAAACTCCATACTCGAGTATTGAAGCCGGTACCGAGGTATCTAGAGCCCTAAGTCATGAATGTTTTGGAACAAGAAAACCACTCAAACCTCTACTTCTCACACAAGTCCTACTTTTCATTCTCGTGTTGCTTATAGTTTTAATTTTAGTATATCGTAATAGAGATCAATGAAGTTTGTGGCTAAAATTCACGAACCCATGTATGATTTCAATTCTAAAAAGTATATCCGTTATATAATTCCTGCTAAAGTCTCGGAAATTATAGAACGAATGCATACAAATAAATGGCACTTACTTGCAAATACAAATATTGATAACCCCCTCGATGGGAATATTCTTACTGTGAAGGTACCATTTCGTTATAGGAGAGTGATGTGCAACGTCAAAGGACGCCCCATTCAGTCTCTAATAAAGGGTGATGATGTTGAAGTCGAAATAGACTTCAAGGGTGTTTGGAATGTTGGTAATTACTCAGGCTTTTCTTGGACACTCTCAAGCTCTTCGATATCATCCATAGAAGTCTGACTAGGGGGGTTTGGAAGTTCTATGTTTTCCAATCCACTGTTTCGAAAACCCTCAAATGTTTGAAGTACACCTTGTAAGCGACATATTTCTTGTGTCGCTCTTTCGATGCTTTCACGAATCTGTTTAATGTTCGATTCTATATTAATTGTCGGCATATTATATCTATATAAAGTTTATAATCTTTAAATACCTAAATGACAACTCTCACTAGAACTGGATATCTAGTGGATGTGGGTCCAATTCAAGAAATTAAAAAAGAATTAACGGTAAGACCCATCGTAAATGGAGACTTTGGATTTCCTCCACCGCCTTTCAAAGTTTTCAAACCAGCTAAGAATGGAGTCTGCGTTCCCAGATTCTATGGAACTTCTAAACTTGGAGAACCTAAACATGATAAGCGACCAGAACCAACTAAAATTAACACACGATTTGCAGGACAACTCCGGGATGCTACACACCAAAATGAAGCATTCGGGGCAGCTATTAAAGCAGGGCATGGCGTCCTTTCTTTACCATGCGGCTATGGCAAAACGACGGTATCCCTGGCCATAGCTTCTAAACTTGGGTATCGCACAATGATTATCGTACATAAACAGTTTCTCGCTGATCAATGGAGAGAACGCATTCAACAGTTTTGTCCGGGAGCCACTATAGGGGTTGTTCAACAAAACAAAAAGGAGGTTAATTGTGATTTTGTCATCGCTATGCTTCAATCTCTTTCCCTAAAAGAATACAGTTTCTCAGATTTTGAAAGTATAGGTACAGTGATTGTTGATGAAGCACATCACATTTGTGCTAAAGTATTTAGTCAGAGTCTGTTTAAACTTTGTCCACGACACATCTTTGGACTCTCCGCAACTCCAGAACGGAAAGATGGTCTCACCAAAGTTCTTCATTGGTTTATGGGACCCACCTTTTTTGCAGTTGAACGAAAAAATCAAGGACAGGTTGAGGTATTTCCTGTCATATTTGATTCCCCAAACTATAAGAATCCACCACCCTCTATGCGAAATGGTAAAATTTCAATGCCAAATATGATTACAGAACTCGTTGAAGATAGGGCTAGAAACAAAATGTTAGTCGAATTAGTAAAAAAGGCATCAGCAGGTACCCGTCAGCTTCTAGTACTCAGTGATCGTCGTTTTCATTGTGAATTTCTTCACCAATGTTTTCCTAAAACGTCTGGTCTATACATGGGTGGTATGAAAGAAGCTCAACTCCAAGAGTCTTCTAAGAAAAAGATTATTTTTGCTACGTTTAGTCAAGCACACGAAGGTTTAGATATTCCAACATTAGATACGGTTATTTTAGCTTCTCCTAAATCTGATATTACACAAAGTATTGGTAGAATTATGAGAGAAACAAAAGGAAAGAAGAATGAACCCCACATCTACGATGTTCACGACCCATGGTCTGTCTTTACAGCGATGTATTATAAACGAATGAAAGTATACCGTCAAGGTGGTTTTAAAATACACGGTAAAAATGTAGAAGAACCTAAGAGTGCCTTCCCTCAGGGAAAGTGTCTGTTTTTATAATCTAAACATCTATTAAATGTCGGGTGCATTAATACAATTGGTCTCTAAAGGAGTTCAAGATGTGTATCTTACCAGTGAAGAAGGTCATTCTTTTTTTCGTATGAAGTTTACGAGACATACAAATTTTTCTCAGGCTCCAAAATTGATTAAATCGGTCACCCAAACTGACAACTCAATTACTATACCAGTTTTAGGTGATATCATTAATGGTATTTGGTTTGAAAAAGTTGGTGTAGATGCTGTAAACATGTCTTCTAATCTTTTTTACAATTCCACTATCGATCTTTACATAGGGGGTCAAAAAATAGACTCCCAACATTTTGATTATTACTCTGATATATGGCACAATTATATGGCTGACACATGGACTAAGACGCAAGAATTGAATAACAAAGTTTCTAAATCCAATCCAGCATTTCTCCCACTTCACTTCTTCTTTTGTGATCATAAGGCATTCTTACCCCTTGTAGCCTTACAACATCACCAAGTTGAAATCAAAATCAATTTCGATGACACGTATTATAATGATTCAGTTCTAAATCTTACAGCTGCACAAAAACGAATTAATGTATACGGCAACTATATTTACCTAGATAAAGAAGAACGAGAATCTCTCGTGGGTCGAAGTCTCGACTTTGTCATCACACAAACACAACAAATAAATCTTCCATTGGAGACTGTGGCTGATAACGCTTTAGGTGGTGGTGATAATACATTTGATATTTCATCGTTTAATCATCCAGTCAAATCCATCTTTTTTGGTTTTGGTGCATTAAGTGATGATTTTGCGAACGATCGTTTCACATTTTTAAGTGGTGATATTCAAATCAATGGGACCCCAATCCTTGAACATATGTCTCCAAATTATTTTCACACAGTACAAAATTATTACAAATCATCGTACGGTGCGAGTGATTTTGTCAGTGAAACCAACGTACTTTTCAACACAAGGTACTTCGTGTATCACTTCTGTCTAAATGCATCTGACTATAATCCATCAGGTACTTGTAATTTCAGCCGTCTCGATAATGCCAAACTTGTATTACGGGGTGTGGAGAAGGGTAATCTTAGACCAAGTAATCAGGAGTTAAGTATATTCGCAGTAAACTATAATGT